CTCATCCATTTGAACGATGTACTCGAAAAATAGCAGATTGTTACATTCATCCTCAGGCTCTGCTTCGGCAAAGGATGAAAGGCTAGTTCTTGTGGTGACTAGCTCAACACTTCTTTCTCTCTTATTTTCTGTGTTGAATGGCAAATTGGTCTTAGACGCATGATGTACCCCCACCATGCGCTGCATCGTATACTTGATATTCCTTGTCAATGTCCTCGGAACATCGCCGGTAACGATCGGCCAGTTGATCAAATGATAACAACTGAATATTGGGAACAACAGCGAACTGCTCCCTTTCCAAAATCTGTGCAAAAAACTTGTGCTCCTTCTCGAAACGTTCCCGTCCATAGAAGAAATACTCGTCATGCATCGCTGTAATCACCGCACACATCTGAGTGTCCGGATCAATTGTCTTAGACGCTGTCCAGACAGTGAGTGCCTTATGAATCGATTCCTCGCTCAATGGGCACAACCAAGAATTCACCTCATCATTCCACCTCCATGTTCGCTTAAGAAAGCTCACTTCGGAAATGTTTATGAAAGGAACACTCTCGGAATTTTTGTCTGCCATCGTATACGTCAATCCGATGGACTTCAAGGCGGCAACAATTGCGGTGTGATTGAACCAGTCAACACCACGTCGCACACCAGCTGCATTGTCATCTCCATACGTGATCAGATGCACGTTCTTTTTGAACGATCGTACTTCCTTCAAGGGGTTCATCTTCCTATACGCAAAGCGCATGTATAGACTATTAACCAAGGAGTTCACGATTACCGTCAACGGATGACCTGATGGATTTGTTCCGAAAAACTCCACCAAATCACCGTCAAAGTTGCACCATGAAAACGCTGTGTCATAACCAATGCACATGATCTCGCGACACTCTTGCTTACTAAATCCTGCAGCCTTGTAGATTCTTCCAATCACAACAAAGGCCTGCACAATGAAGAAAGCAATCATGTCCTTATCATAGTGACCATAGTCGCCAGCAATTATGCGATCCTCACCAAAAGATGTCAGGTAGCTGCGAAGACGACCCCACTCGGAGGACATCGTCACTACACCTGGAGCTGCTTCGAAAGCAAACTTGTTCTTCTGGACCAGACGCACAAAGCTGAGCAAGCGAGAACGGACTACTAAGGACCAAGCACATGGAGAACCAGTGAAGACACGAGTCTTCTTGATATCTCTCTTCTGCAAGGTCACTGCTTCATCCTTCAGGTGCGCTGCAAACACAGGGTTCGCTCGCTTTCCTTCTTGATAGCACTTCACAATGCGATCATATTCTTGCCACACCTCATCGGTCATAGTCACCCCTTCGGGGTACTCTGCTGAAACATCAGCAATGAGGTATTCCTTTTTTGACGTGTTGAATGGAAAACCCATACTTGAAGTCCTATTGATACCATCAATATAACGGACTCCAGGCAAACCATTCACTGCTGCTCTTTTTGACAAGAACATCACCTCCTTTTCCCAACCAACGGGCAACTCAGAGATAATATCCTGAAAATAGGAGTATGCACATTCCTCGATCAGATCTCTCTCCACATTGAAGCAGGGATTAACCATATTCACGAGGTTGTTACGCCAAGGTTCAAAGCCTTTCAAGCATGGTGCACAATGAGCAACTTCACAATTGAAGTGCTCGCACATCTCCTCCTGAAGAGGAGTAGCACACACATTGGATTTCATGTGTGCTCCATAACCTGGCATTGAGCCATACACCTTTAAATTTCCACCTTCCAAATACCGAAGCTTAGATCGATAATGGACAGGTCCTAATTCAAAGGATTGTTTACTACATTCCGTAGAGGGTTTTTCACCACACTGAACATCCATGGGTATATCTTCGCTGATCTCCAACTTTTCAATTAGAGCATCAACTACTTCAACAGGAACCCATAGTGCACCGACGCGTTGCTCACGTCCAAGAATGTGCAAACCACAAATGATAGTACCACGAGGAATAGTTGCCAAAGCAACTGCTCCACAATCACCATCATGTGATTCACGATCACTCACACCAAGCATCATTGGAACAACAACTTGGCGCTGAGGAATGGGAAATTGCGGGAAACGCTCCACACCTCGAACATGCGACAAGTCCAACAAACCGGACTTTTCGCGAGTAAGAGATGCATAACGTGTCACACGCAAGTCATCATCACTAACCCAAAATTTGCGCAAATCGCGCTTGGGCTGGTTATGAATAACCTTG